ATGGGAAAGTAATTCACCAAAATGGTATCTTACCTCTTGTAATGAACCTGAATAACGAAGATTAGCTATATTATTATTAACTGCTCCATTAGGTATTCCACCAATATAACAGTATGCTGCTCCGTTTCTATAAGCATTAGTATACTCACCATTAACAAGATTTGGTATTATTCCCCAATTTTCTGCAAGACCATGGAATTGATGTATATATAAAGAAGCAGTATAAAAATAAATATTTTTATTATAATTAGCTTGATATGCTCCAAATTTACAGGATGCTCCTTGGTTTATATAATTTTCATAAGATTGGGGAAAATAAATATTATCAACACCTATAAATATATCCCAAAAATCACCATTAAATATAGGAAAATATTCAGTAGATAAAGAACTATCTGAACTGAATTCTTGATTTATAGTGATTCTTCCATATTGGGTTGAATCACCTGAAGATGATATATCGTTACCTCTCCATGGTTCTAAAGTTAAATGGACATCTTTATTAGAACTTAAAGACCCACTTAATGACCATAAATGATAGCTTTCATTTGATCTATGTGGTTTAATTCTAAATTCAACTGTTTTAGCTGAAGAAGATAATGGGGATGTTAAAGATGAAGACCATGGGGTTTTTATAAAAAATCCATTTTTACCAGAATCGCCTTTTAAAGCTAATCCTGATTTTTCATTTGTAAATGTTTTATATGTTGTTTTATCTGATGTAGAACCGCCATATTCTTTAACATTAAGTATAGTAGATGGAACACCATAACAACTCATGAGGGCTCTAAGACCACGTTCAGTACCTTTAGTTTTTAATAAATAAGGTGCATTATGATATAAACGTTTCCATATATTTTTAGTAATATCACTTTTAGGAACTGAACCTATTGAAGCTGTTATTAAAGATTGTGATTGAGGAGTATCATAAAATACACTACCTGATGTACCTTCACCTAAAATATATTCTATTAAATTTGCGTTTTCAAACTGATCAAATGTTTCTAAACCTAAACTTTTTAATGAAAAATATACTAATTCTTTAGATATACCTCTTGTATGATGAGCATCATTAACTTCTGTTAAGTGTTTTATATGGACCCAAATTTGGTCAAAATGTTGACCTATCATATTTACAAAAGATGAATAAAATGAATTATCTGGATTATCCATTATATGATTAGGAACTAATCTAGTTAATGAATTTTCATTTTGTCTATCAAATTGAGAAGCTGATAATAATTGTCCACCATAATGTGGGAATTCATCTCTTTCATCTCCTAACCAATTTTTAACTTCAGATGAAGTTACAGGGTGTAAATCATAAGGAGAAATTAAATTTTGTTTAGGCCAAGCAAATGTACCTGAGGTATAATATAAAAAACGTTCATACCCATCAAAACCTTTAATAAGATTTTGTTTTTTTACATTAATATCTTCTTTATTTTGTAAAACATGTATTGATTCTGATGATGGACCCGTAATATTGTTAATGGTTGAAACTTGAGAATTATATAATTCTATAAGTTTTATTTTGTATTCAAAATTTTTTAAACGTTCAACTGCACTTCCAAAATGTACAAAATTTTCAAAATGATAAGCTTCTTCTAAAGGATCTCCTTCATTACTACCTGATACTGTTCTAATAAAATCATAAGATACATCGGGGATTTCTTTAGTTTCTAAATGGTTTAAAAGGTTATGATATGAGGATGTTAAGCTATAATTTAATACTTCATCATAGTTTTTAAAACTTGAAGGAACACTACTATTTAGTCTAACATCTATTTTAAAATTAGGACCTTGTAGAGGAATACTTTCATCCTCAGGAGTTTCTAATCCTAAGTCTACATTTAAAATAATAGGATCTGTAATTTCTTCTACTATTTTAAAAGAATCTGATAATCTAATATTAGAAGGTAATGGATCTATTAATTTAAAAAGAACTTCAAATTTATTGGTATTTTTATTTAAAGCTAAATTTACTCCTACAACATTTACATCATCATTAAAATTTAAAACAAAATCTTTTAAATAAGAAGATGCATCTATTTCTCTTATAAATCTAGAAACTTCAGGGTCTAACTGTTCATTATTTAATTTAGGAGTAATGGCTCTAAGTTCTCTTCTTGTAGATGATATTTCTTTTATAGAAAATGGAAGATTTGATGTATTAAATACTTTAGATCTTTGTATATTAAATACTAATTTATACTTTCCATTAGTATATCCTCTAGTTCTTAAAACATTAATAGGATCCATATTTATTTCAGAAACTAAATTTTCAGTAGCTCCTTCAGGAAAACTATATTCAGTAAAATTATAATTGGATGTTAGTAATTGATTATTTTGATTATAAATGTGTAATTCAATAAAATCTTCTGGTCTACCAAATTTTTTATTTATAATACCAAAATTAACTGACTCTTCATTTAATTTAAGTCGTTCATTAGTTGATATATCTATACTATTTACTGCCATTTTTATATTTTATTAATATAGATTTCCACCTTCTCCTTGATAACTTGTTAATCCTGCAAGATCTATATTAGGGAAATTATCTATTCCTTTTTTCCATCCTCCATATTCACTTCTTTCATTATCAGTAACAGGAGTATTTATTTTATCTTCAAAACTTTCTCGTGCCTGAAGTAATGCCACTAAAGAATTAGATTGATTACCACCTGGACTTCTGAACCGGCTCCAAAGTCTTTTATAATATACTAATGTTTCTTGAGCTTGTCTTATTTTAGGTACTACTGCTTCTCTTAATATTGAAGCTTTATTTCTTTCAGCTTCAGTAAAACCAAATTCTTTATCATTTTCATATTTGTCTTTTAAAATTTCAAAACGTTTTTCAGATTGCCAAACTATTATAATTCTATTTTTTAGATATTCACGATATTTTCTATAAGTTTCTAGTGCAGCTCCTTGTGTAATAGAATAATTTCTAGGATCAAGTTGACCATCTTGTAAAGCATTATAATTAAATGCATTTTCAAATGTTGCTAATTCTTCTTCAACATTAGTTTCTGCTGAACCTATGTCTTCAGGACCAAATCTTGGGCCTGGTTTAAGTTGTGAAATTACTTCAGGAGATACTAATGTAACACAATCTTTCCAATTATCATCATCTTTAAATCCTAAAGCTGATTTTAAATCTTTAAAAACTCCAGAATTTAAATCACCATCTAATTTACGTCTGGTAGCATTATCCATATAGTAAATATTCCAATTAGCTTCTCTATCTACAATTATAGTACCATTTCTATAAAATGGGTGTTCTTCATCTAATTCGTCTTGATTGTTTAATTTTTCTTCTAATTCAATTATTTTATCTATTAAAGATTGAATTTCTTCATCTTTACTATCAATATAACTTCCTATATAATCTCTACTTTGTTCAAAAAATGTAGTATGAGATTGACTACCACTTTTAGGAATATCATAAAATAATTCGCTATATAAATTAAATAATTTATTAATATTATCACTTACATTACTATTACTAATAAAATCTTTAGAATTTAAGATTTCAGAAAATGATCTATCTATTAAATCCCCTGCTGATGATTTATCATAAACTTTTTTATTTAATTTTATATTTTCTAAAGCCATTATCTAACTATTTTAAAATGGTAATTATTATCAAAAACTTCGGTACCATCATTATTTATATGTTTAAATAATATACGATAATATCTTTCTGGTTGTAAACCATTCATATATAATTTAAAATACATTCCTTCACTATCAGCACTTAATTTAGTAAAATTATCATCAAAAGGGATAACTACTTCCTCTGTGTGTGCATCTCTAATACTATAAAAAGATGATGTTGTAAAATACCCTGGTTGTAAATAATTTGATGAGGATGTAAATTGTCTTGCAGGATATTTATCTCTTACATGTAATCTAATTAAAGCTTCATCATTTTGATTATATTCTTTTTTATTTCTATATAAAGAAACGTTTAATTCACCACTAGTTTTAGTTGTTGGTTGTGCACCAAAACTATGTATACTATCATCCCATTTAAATGTTAATTTAGGTGGGTAAATTGTATGGGTATCTGCAGAGAAGAAACTTAAAGTACCTCTACTACTTGAAACTGTAGTTTCACCTATATCATCATTCTTTAATATAAATCCATTATTAGGTATACCATTAAGAGGTAATTCACCACCTAAAATACTTGCACTAAATTTTGTAGTAATATTTGTAACATTAACATCTAAATCTATAGATTCTACTTGATTAAATGATTGAGATGCTCTGAGTGAATTATCATTATACCAAGTACCACCACCTTTAGGAATAATATCATTATCTATAGATCCTGTAGTGTTACTTGCAAAATTTTCTGTAATCCATATATTTTTTCTTGTAGAATTATCTTTATATAACCAAGAACAACCATCTGATGAAGTAGGAAAATTTAAATATCTTCCAGTTCCTTCATCCCATGATTCAGAAATAGGATAAACTTCTATAATATGATTACTAGCTAAATTTTCATGTTTAGCAGAAAATAATTCTAAACTTGCCGAATAACTTCCTGTTTTATCTAAAATTTTAGTTTCAAAAATATCCTTAATATCTATATCTCTAAATTTAATTAAAATTCTTGTAGGATAATAATTTTGATTATTTGTTCCTCTTTCTTTTACTAATTCAAGAATTTCGTCATTACCTGTATTTAGATCAGTTCTATCAGGGTGACTATATATAGTTGTATCTTTTTCGGGAAATATTGAATAATATGCCATTTTTTATGTTTTTAATATCCTCCTCCAGAACCACCTGAACCTCCTGAACTACCTCCAGAAGATACAGTAGAAGATCCACCATTAGATGTTCCTACATTAGAAGAATTATTTCCATGTGTTGTTGCACGTCCATTAATATCAGTATTAGGATATTTTAATTCAAAAATACTTGGATCTAAAGAAGGATATATAACTCCCCCTCTAGTAGCTGTGCCAAAATCATACTTATATTGAGAGTAACCATTACTAACTCCATTTAAATTAAAAATAGAAACACTTTCTACAGATTGAACTCCTATTACACTACCAATAAGGTTAGATATTTCAGATATAATAATAGGTTGATTAACTTGCCATTTATCTATATTAAAATAATTTTTTAATTCAGTTATACATTGAAGAATAACTTCTTGATTATTATAATTTTTTAAAGTTATAATTTCAAAATTAACACCAAAATTAATAACAAATGCATCTTTAATATTAATTGCATCTGTTAACATTCTATATTGCTCTAAATAAGTAGCTAAATTAGTTTTAGTAGCTACATTTAAAGGAGTTAGTTGTTTAAGTGAATTATACCCCAAAGTATATAAATTTAAAGCTAAAGGATTAGGAATTTTATCAGGTTCTGTTAGTAAAGGTGATGATTGATCATCTTGGATGATGTAAGCTTTAGCTACTCTACCTAATTTAGAGGGTAAAGATAAGGTTCTAATTAAATAATCTTCTTTTGTAACTGCTCTTTGTTGAGCAGAAAAATTAGCCATAGCATTTAATCTAATATCTTCTATTGAATCACCATCTCCCCCTCCTTTAGCTGCTTCTTTATTAGTAGATGCTACTGAAGATTTAATAAATTTTAACATTGGGGCCTCTAAACCAGGTTTATTTGTAGAAAATAAAGTTTCAACTTTAGTAATAGTATTTGAATTTACATTAGCAACTAAACCACCTCCTACTATATAAGTTATTGTTAATGTAGTATTAGCAGGTGCTTGACCATAAGCTTTAGTATATAAAAAATTAGATGGGTCATAAGCTTGATTTAATGATGACCTTCCATCTTTAATTCCTAATCCTATATTATCGGGATTAGGGATAATTTCTTCATCTGCTTTATCACTTGTCCCCGCTCCAAATTGGATTTCTAATTGATTATTTGTTTTAAATCTAGATATAAATCTTCTTGATGATCTTTTTAATTTTAAAAGATAAGGTGTTTGTTGATTATATTGTTTTAATTCAGGATCATTTGCTCCTGTATTTTCTATTTCTTCAAAAATTGTGTCTTGAGCTAAATAAGGTACTTCAGACCAATTATTTCCTTCATTATCTACTACAGATTCAATTGATATAATATCACTATCAAATAAAGTTATAGTTTTAAATTGTTCTGCTGATCCTATAGAAAAAGTTTGGGTTTTTCTTTCACCAGAAATTGCTTGAGTAGACTTTTTTAATAAATAATATTCAGGTTCAGTAGATCCTTCTTTATATGAATATATACTTACATTAGTAGGGGAGAATGAACTTGAAAAACTAAAATCAACTTGATTATTTATATAAAATGTAGGTCCTTCTGTTGATTTAAAAGTTGAATTTTCATCTATTTTTAAAGCATATCCATAATCAGGTTCAAAAGAACCATTTACTTCTGTAGCAGGGACTAATTGAAATATTTCTAAATCTGTAGATGCAGCATTGGTAACTTTAGGTTTATAACCCATAGCATATGCTAAATTATATAGGTTTTCTTTTTCTTGGGCTAATGTTAAAAAAGATTCACGTAATTGGGTATCTGTGTAAAACGATAAAACGTCTCCTACATACGCTGCCATTTCAAGAAACATCATTCCGGGGTTACCCTCGCTAAAATCATTAAAATTATTTGGAAAATATACTTCAGCAAATTCTATTAATTGATTTTTAAAAGAATTAAAATCTTTATTTAGATATTTTACATCTTTATCTTGTGTTTTATTTGATACTTTACTATATGCCATTATTGAAATGTTGTGGTTAGAGCATCTGTAGATCCATCTAATTTAAATCTATATGATATTGTTATAAATATTTTATTTTCATTATTTATGGAACCTACTGAAGCTTCAATTAATGTAATTTCAGGAATATAGAAATTAATTTGAAAATTAATTTTTTCTTCTAATTCTTCTTTATTAATATTTTGTTCAAATAATACTTTTTTCAACCCAACTCCAAAATTAGGTTCATTTACACGTTCACCTGGTTCAGTTAATAATAAATTAATTAAATTACTTTTAACTTGTTCTTTAACTGTTTGAGTACCTTTAAACATATTAACTTCATCAAGAGGAAAAGCAACTCCAATAGTAACATTTCTGTTAATATCTAAGGGGTTAATTCTTCTATTTCCATTAATAATAGCCATATTTATTTTTTACCTTTTTTAGAATCTATAGCACGCATTAATTCACGGTAATCTCTATTTACTACATTTTCTATTTCAGTAGGTATTGTTTCTTGTGTAGGTACTAATGCTGAATCAGTATTAGTATTACCCTGGGCAGTTTCATTAAGTAAATCATTTAATGCATTATTAGATGTAAATTGTTGTGTAATTGATTTACCCATAATTTTTTCCCTTAAAGATGATTTTACATTTGAAGGAATTGGAGTAGTTTTTTTACTATATTGTGTTGGTTGTTCTATAATTGTAGATTTAAATTCTTCACGTAAATCTTCTTTAAGTGATTTAATTTCACGTCGAAGAGAATAATCTATTTCTTCTCTTATAACTTTTCTAATTAATTTTTCGAAAACTGTGGCTTTCATATTAAATAATGTTTGTTAATAAATATAATTAAATTAAATTTTATAGCGTCTATATCCTATTGTTTCAAAATTAGCATTATATATTTTTTCTATAATTTCAGATTTATTTTCTTGTTCCAAACCTTCTATAACTAAATCTAAAGTCCCATCATTAATACTTCCATCAGCATTAACAGGATTTGATGGTAAATTGCATTGAGCTAAATAAAACAAATATAATTGTTCTAAAATACTCATAAGTGATGATATTTTATCTATAATTGATTGTAATGCTGCCATTGCTTTAGCTAAAAGGTTAGATAAAGGATTTAATCTATTTAAAAAATTTAATATAGCAAATTTAAACGATGTTACAGAATTTGAAAGGTTTTCAATTTTTGATTTAGCTTTATCAATTAAATCAGATATTTTTTTTATAGCAAAACCATTTGCTGCTAGTCCTGAAAGAAAAGCTAGTGCTTTAGGAAGTACTTTGATTATTCTTTTTAATAATCTTAATATGGGGTCTAATAATGATAAAATTTCTTCAATTTTAGCTATCCAACCATTAATTACTTCTATTTTAGCTTCTAAAGCTCGGAATTTATCTAAACCACCTCCTAATTTATTATTTAAAAAATTTAATTTATCCTTAACATTATTGAAATTTTTATCTACAAGATTTGCAGTTTCTGTACTACAAGTGTTTGCTTTTATTCTTGAAGTGATTTCTTCCTTATTAGGAAGTTGTTCTTGAAGTTTAAGAAGTTTTTTATTTGATTCTTCTTTAACTTTCTTTTTTATATTTAAAAGTGTTTTATCACTTTGATTTAGTAAATTTCTTATAGCTTCTACTGCCATTATACTATTTTTATACGTTGACTTTTAATATTTTTTAAACTTTCTTTTAAATCCTTAATTTCTCTAACCCTATTAGATAACATTTGTTCATTATCAGGATGAGGAGAAGTTTTTCCTTCTTTACCTGCTGTATATGATATTTTATATTTAATATCATTCATTAATTCTGTTATCATATCTAATAAATCATTTAACCATTCTTCAGTTCTATCACCTAATAATGCGGGTTCTATAGGATAATTTCCATTATCTTGTAAACCTAAATAAATATTAGGAGTATTTACTACAAATTTATTTTCTTCAGAATTTCCTGTATCAAAATGAAAACTACCATTAGTACTAAATCCTATAGCTTTATTTGAAAATAAAAGAATAGAATCATTTTTAGCATTAAATAAAATTCTATCTGAATTTATTATTGCTTGTTTACCTTGATAAATATTAGGTTGTTCTGGTATATAATTCATTATACTGGTACTTTAGATTGATCTGCAAAATTTATAGAAGTATATGTACTATCTCCGCTATATGCTGTTCTTAATAAAGATGAATTGGTAGCTAATAGAGTTTCTTTTCTATTAAAAGTTGTTGAATATGATATATGAATCCAACTACCCTCTCCTTTTTCGGGAAATTCCCAAATTACTTGATCATAAGTTGAAAGATTATTTATTATCCAATTAAATACTTCAGATGCATTTACACCAGGTACTTGAATATCTATGGCTTCACCATACATATGTTGTGAATCATCTGCTCCTCCTATTTCAGTATTTAATTCTTTACATCTATACCCTGAAGAAACATACATAGTTGGGTATTGTAAATATATATTATCAATTAGATTTTCTGTTACATTTTTTAGATTATTAATAATTTTAGATTTTTCAATATCTTTATCTATACCAGGTAAATTATTAATATTTTGTTCTTTAGCTGTATCTGAATAAATTAAATTAGATAATGTAAAAAATATACCTATTTTTTGTTGAACATCTACAGGACCTGTTGATTCAGTTTCTAAATAAGAAGTTCCTAAAGCTAAATTACTTCCAGGGGTTATTTGTTGATTTTCAGTTCTATCTTCAATTTCAGATACAGCAACATTTTCATTATTTTCTATAAAAACATCAAATGGTGTAGAAGTTTCTTCTTCAACTATAGGAGAAGGAGATTCTATAACAGGATCTTCTACAACAGGTAAAGGCGGTGTATCTATAGGTGGGGGATCTGTTTGGACTACTATATTTAATTTAGGATCAGATAATATAGTATCTAAATCTTCAGGTAATTCTAATTCAGCCTGATATGATTGAAAATTAGTAGATGCTACTCTAAAATCTGATAATTTTTGATTTGATGTTAAATATATAGAAGTAGCATCATCATTTAAATCTTCTATTGTAGGTACCCATCCTTTACTATCTAATTCACTTGATTGACCATTTCTAATAATAGTAATAGGATCACCTATTCTCCCTGAAGTACTCCAAGTATTATTAATTTCGTCTGGAATATTTACACCTATATTAGTTGATCCTAATCTTATAGAATTTCCAAATCTACCTTCTAATATATAATCTCCTTCATATGATACTAATGGTTTTATATTTAATAATTCCTTAAAATATTTTCCTAAATTAATATCAGTTCTTTCATCTTCTGCTCGTCTTATTACTGTACCATTTTCAGTTGTTTGGTAATCACGATTTATTGCATCGTTTTTTAAACTTGTTATAGATGGTAATGCATTATGATGTGGATGATTCCATATATTTAATGGGGGGAAATAATAAGCTGTAGCTGTACCTTCAGAAGAATAGATTTTTTTATCTTCAGCTGATACTATCAAAACTATTTCTTCTTTTAAGGGGTAATGTTTTATATTAGAAAATATAGGTCGGGCTATATTAGCAGTATTAACATCTTCTAAAGGAGTATTATTTTTTAACATAGTATAAAAAATAGTTCCTATAGAATCATACCCCCCAAATTCAATAGCTTTAGGATGAGATATATCTAATATTATATCTTTTACTCTAACTGCAGTTAATCTTTGTCCTGAAGAAATAAAATTAGAGTTAGAATTATTTTGATTCTGAATTATTGGCATTGATTTCTTTTTCCATTTCTTCAACTACTCCTTGAAGTTGATTTAATTCTTCTTCTGTTAACATATCACCACCACCACTAGTAGCAGCTCCTGTAGATAAGCGTTGTACTATAGCAGCCATTTTTAATAAGTGATCATCATTTTTAACGCTAATTTCCATATATTCCTTTATTAAAGGAACAACTACAGTAGCATCACCTAAATTTTGTATAAGGGGTCTTAATTCAGCTATAAGCTGTCCTATTTGTTTGCCTTTTTTTTTCTGATTAGTATGAATTTCTTTAAGAAGATCAGAAAAGGTTTTATTATCAAATAATACTTGATTTAATGAATCCATATTACATTTTATTATAAATATAGATTTTTTAAATTTTTACATATCCTGTTTTATCATATTCAGCATATAATTCATGATATTTCTTTTTAAGTATTTTAGTTACTTTAGTTATTACAGGAGTATCTACATTTGTTATTTCACGAATATAAATGTAAAGTGCTTTTTTATTAAAAATTTCTAAATTTTCTCTTCGTTTAAATAAAATATTAACAGCATCACAAACTTTTCTATCATTATCTTTTTTAAATAATCTAAACATATGTTTATCAACATATTCAGTAAAATAATCAATAAAATCTTTTATATCTTGTTTACGTTCAGGACGTCCTAATTCATGAATTACTTTATCATCTTCGTCCGCTGCTAATACGTCTGTGGTTATTTTTTTCTTTTTATAATTTGTATTATTATAAAGGATAAGGTAATTTTTACCTACAATACTAAAATAAGAAAATGCTTTTGAACCTTTAGTTGGATCAAAATAATGAAGTTTTTCTAAAAGAAAACAAACAACTTCATGTTTTAAATCTTCTAAATCATCTACCTCTGTATAATAAAATTTAAATGTGTGGATAAGATTTTCAGCTAATTTATAAAATGAATAATTTATACGTTCATTAAATATTTTATTTCGTGTTGCCTCATTATTAGAAGCTAAATATTCACCAATAGCTAATTCGGTATCGTGAGTAAAATACATTCTAGTACTTTTTCTTCCACGTTTTTTCTTTGGAGTAGGAGAACCGACATTTGTCGGTTCTTTTTTTTCTGTTTTGCTCATTTATTATTTCATACGAAACTCATTTAAGGCCTCTTGAATTTTTTTAACTTCTTCAAAAAACCATCCAATTTCGTCATCTGCGTAAAATACCCCTTTTTGATCTATTTGTTTTAATCGGGTATCGCAAGCTGCAATTGCATCGCTTTGTTTATT